TATGCCGGGTCGAGAGACTCGACCAGGTCGATGAGGCTGTCGTAGGAGATGCCACCCGTGGTCGCGAAGGACCCGGTGCTCGTGGCCCCGACCGTCGCGCCCGTGACGAGGCCGTCCGGCTGGGCGGTGCCCGTGCCGGTGGTGGCGTGCTGGTTGAGGATGCGACCGACGCGGACGCCGAGCCGCTCCGCCAGCCACGAGTCGGCGTTGATGGCGTTGTCCTGCAGGAACTGCAGGGAGGCGCGCACCAACTTGCTCGTGTACATGTAGGAGTCGATCGACGCCGTGCCGAAGGTGACATCCTGCTCCGTGACCTGCGAGTTCTCGGCGAGGATCGCGCCGACATTCGCAGTGTCGTCGTTGGTCGGCCACTGCAGGTTCGCACCGCTGTCGGTGTAGATGACCTCGGCCTCCTGCAGCATCGGGCCGTACCACTTCTGGGTCTCGATGAACTTGTCCCGGAACTCCGGGGGAACGGTGTACCCGCCCGCCGCTCCCGTTCCGACGCCAGCCGCGTTCTTGATGCTGGAGTCGAAGCCGCCCTGCAGCGCCTTCTGCTGCTCGTAGGACATCGGCTCGTTGCGGATGTAGGCCGCGAACGCGGCCTGGTAGTCGGCGTCGCCGTGGGGCTCGTCGACGACGGGGGGCGGGCCGGATGCGGGGGAAGCGCCGCGGTCGAACTCCGGGGCTCGGGCGGCGAGCTTCTCCTCGCGCTCAATCCGGTTGCCGAGCGCGTCGAGGTCGGCCTCCATCTTGTTGTAGGAGACGGTCTCCTCAGCCGACAGGTCGCGGTTCTCCGCCGTTGCCCGGTCGGACAGTGCCTTCATCTGCTCCCAGATGTTGGCGCGCTGCTCACGCAGGTTGCTGGTGCTCATGGTCCTTGCCTTCCTTCCGCGTCGCGGATGGGGTTCCCCCGCACGCGGACGCGGCGGAGTGACCCACTCGGGCTGTCCCGGTGGGTTGCTGGGGTGGAGTGGTTACTGCGGGAGCGGGATGAACCGCTTGGCCTGCAGGTCGGTGGCGCGCGCGGCGCTGCTCAGCCGGCGACCGGATGCGACCGGGGTCAGAGGTCCAGGCGCTTCCGCGCGGCCGGCGAACTTGAACGTGGACAGGTCGAACGCGGCAGACGGTTGGGGCTCGTCGCCAGCGACCGAGTCGGCGAGGCCAGCGGCGACCGCCTCATCAGCGGAGTACCACGACTCGGCGAGCATGGCCGTGCGCCAGTCCTCGGTGGTCCCGCCCGCCTTCGCGGCGTAGACGTCGGCGATGTTGTTGCTCAGCCGGTCGAGCAGGTCAGCCAGGCCGCGCATGTCGCCCGCGTTGCCGATGCAGAGCCCCCAGGCGTCGTGGATCATCAACTGGGTGTTCTGACCCATGATCGTTTCGTCCGCGCCCGTCGCGAGGAACGAGGCGGCAGAGGCGGCGAGGCCGTCCACGACGGCAACCACCTTCGCCGGGTGGGCGCGCAGTTGGTTGAGGATCGCGACCGCCTCGAAGACCTCGCCGCCAGGGGAGTTGATGTGCAGCCGGATCTCGGTCGTGTCCCGCGGGATCACGGCGAGCGCGGCGGCGAACTCCTTGGCCGAGACACCCCAATCGCCGCCCCACGAGTCGATGGGGTCATACAGGCGCAGGGTCGCCACGCCACCGTCCGACTCGGACGAGAGGATGGACGCGCGAACGCCGGCCGCTGGCATCGAGGAGCCACGGAAGCGGAACGGGGAATTACGCACTGGTCGCCTCCTGGGGCGTGGCCGGGTCGGGATTGTCGGCGGCGTCGGCAGTGCCGAGGACGCCCATGTTGAGTGGGCGGTATCGCACGTCTCCGCCCTCCACTGGCTCCATGTCCTCAAGCGCGCGCACCTCGTTGGTGCTCAGCACGCCAATCCCCCATAGCGCCTGATAGAACGCCGACCGCTGGGCGGAGTCACCACGCAGCAGGCCCTCAACGGACCAGCGGGCATACACCGACTGAGGCTTGATGAGGCGGGTGATCCGCTGCTCCAACCGAGACAGCCACGGCCGCAGGGTGTAGACCACCCAACCGATCGACTGCTGCTCGATGCCCGTTCCCCACGACGTCGACTTCTCGGTGTCCATGAGCATGTGCGGCGGGATGCCGAACATACGCGCGACCTCGGACACCTGGAAGGACCGAGACTCGAGGAACTGTGCGTCGACGGGCGGGATCGTGAGCTGGAAGAACTTGGCCCCGTTGTCGAGCACGATGGTTCCGTGCGCCGACCCAAGGCCGGAGCGCTTCGCAGCCCACCGCGACTGGATCGTGTCGGCCTGCTCCTGAGTGAGTCGCTGGTCTGTCTGCAGGATGCCGGTCGCGAGCGACCCGGACCCGAACAGGCGCGCGGCATACTCCTCGGACGACAGCGCGAGGCCGATGCCCTGACGAGCGATGGTGATGGGCGAGAGGCCGCTGGTGCCGTCGTAGCCGAAGCCGGGAAGATGGAAGATCTCGTCCTCGGTGTACGGCACGTCATTGACCGTGAACACCTTGGTCCCGTCCGATGCGCGCCCAACCTTGACCCTGGACGGGTCGATCGGGTCGAGCCACGCGAGCGGGCCGAGACGGCTCGCGTTGCGCCGCCAGAAATAGGCGTTCCCCCACAGGAGCATCGAAGCGATAGCGAACTCCCACCACTCGAATCGAGTGAGGTCGCGGTGTGGGTCGTCCACCAGGCCGTACGCACGGCCGGACAGGACCCGCTCACGACCCCCATCGGGCCGAGGCCGGTAGACGTGCAGGGGTAGGGAGGCGATGGTGCCCGAGAGGAGGTTGACGGCGCGCCACACAGCAGAGACGCCCAGGCTCGACCGCGGCGTGACAACGGCACCAGACGAGACCGGCTTGTCCCCGCCGATCAGGGTCATGAGGTTGTCGGCAGTCAGGGGCACAGTCGGAGACTCGATCGAGGCCTTGACGCGGGGGAGGATCACGGCGTCGGCTCCGGAGTCGGCTCAACGGTGGCCCTGTGCGCCCAACCGACCAGCGTCACGCCGAGCGCCAGAGCAAGCGCGCCGGCAACGACGAGGCCGAGCACGACTCCCACGAGGAACGCGGCGACCGAGACGGAGGCCACTCCCAGGAGGACGGCCACGATTCCGATGCGCTCGACGGCGTCACCAGACATTGAAGCCACCTCCCTTCCCGTTGTTGAGAGCCCACAGCGCCCGCGCCACCGCGGCGACCGGGCCAACCTCTGGCGCGTCGCGCAGGACGAACGCCCGCTCCCCGCTTGTCGTTTGGGGCCGCCACTTAGCGGCCTTGACCCCGTCGTTGAGCGCGGACTGATTGCCGTGCCGCACCGACGAGTCCTTGATCGCGTCCTCAACGAGCCCGCACGCCGCCGCGAACTCGGTGCCGTTGACCGGCTCGAACGGGACGCCCTCGCGCTCGAAGTCATCGCCGAATGCCGAAGACGCGACGGTGCCGCCCCACTCGCCAGTCAGCCGCTTGCACTCGGAGACCGCGCTGTATGCCGCGACCGGACGCCCCTCGTTGGCGAGCATCACCTGAGTGGCCCCGTCATCGCGCGTCCACGCCACGGCAATCCACACGTCACGGTCGCCGGTCAGGTCGACGCCGAACACGACGTCACTTCCGCGCTCCGCGTGCGGGTCAGCGAGGGTGAGCCAACGGGCGTGCGAGAGAGCGCCGCCCACCGACTCCGGGTCATCCCACAGACTGAAGAACTCCCGCGCCCACTCCGCAGGAGGAAGCGACCGGCGCTGGTCCTCCAATGACTCCTCCGTGATGCGCCCCGACCAGAGGGCCGGGTTCGCCTGCCACCAGAGCTCGCGGTCGTCGTAGGCGCAACCCTCAGTCCCCACGGCGTGGGTACAGGGGCGATCGGTGCACGAGTGCATGATCGCCCCGTACTCGACGTAGGCCAGGCGAGCATCCTTGCCGCCGCGCCCACGGTTGCGGATCCGCCGCAGTTGCTCCGACGTGATCAACCCCGCGGACGACGCGATCCGCACCTGAGCGCCTGGGCGGGTGAGCATCGTTGGATAGATCGCACCGACGTGCTTGGGCTCCAGGTACAGCGCCTCGTCGAGAGTGATGCGCTTGACCCCCGTGAGCCCGCGCGAGGATTTGCCGGTCCGGGAGCGGAAGTCGATCCGCGCCCCAGTCTCC